CATCTCCTCTGTAACCTCTTGACCAATTCTGTGCAAGAATCGTGCCATAGCTGGACTATTACCTGCTGGTCCATTTAAAACTTCTTTAAGCTCTTCATCACCATAAACATCAACAGCTCTCATAGCAGAGCGTAAGTTTTTATCATAATCATAACCCCACTCTTCTTTAAGACTTTTTTCTGCTTCTTCACGTTGCACATTCATTTGTGAGTCTTGAATTTGTGAGGCATTGTTAATCTCATTAATTTGATAGTCTATAATAGCATTTACCTGTTGATCGTTTAAACCGATTTGGTGTGCAACATTTTTAAATTCACTTACAGATGTTTCATTAAAATATTGCTTATGAGTATCTGGAATATTAACTTGATATTTGCTAGGCTCTTGTGGTCTACCAAGTTTGTTATACAATTCAACTCTCTCCTCTTCTGTTTTTGGTAAAGGTATTCTATTACCTATCATTTTTTGTTGATGCACTACTGTCTTTGCTAATGATTCTACATCATTTAGATTTTGCAAAGTAGGTTCGTTTCTCAAATCTTCTGGCAAAGATGATTTCCAATCAGTTTGTGTTTGATTATCACTTATGCCAGATCCTAACACAGACTCAGAGTTTTGCTCTGTTGCTGGTTCGGGATTGTCTGCCACTTCTGTGGTCGTTTGTTCGTCAGCCATTTGTTATATCCTCCTTTAAAAGATTTAGTATTCTGACTATAACTGCTCTTTGCCCTTCCTTGAAAGCAGTTTCATAGGGATCTTTACTAAAAGAACTCCTATGGTAATAAGCTGATGTAAGATCAGCCAAAACTCTTTCACCTTCTGGTGTTGTAAAAGTTGTTAAGTAATCTATCTTTTGTTGTTTTAATTCTTCGTCTAAATTATTCTTCAACTGCTAATTCATCCTCTACTTGTGATGCAACTTGTTCTAATACTTGTTGTGCGCCAGGATCTGCTGCATCTTTTAACGCTGATGATTGTTTTGCAGCAATTTCTGCTTGTTGTTGTTGCATCATCATTTGTTGTTGCATCATTTGTTCTTGCATCCTAGTTTCTCTCAGTTCATCAACTTCATCTCTTCCTCTTAATACAGATTTTGGAACACCTAATAGTTCTGCTCTCGATCTTACAGCTTCATCATGATTAAGAATATCCATAATTGAAGGATCAGCTTGTGCAAGTTGCATAGCAAGTTGATACAATCTTTCTACTGCTACAGCTTCTTCCATTCTTTGTGAACGAGCAAGTGGACCAACATATTCTACTTCTAAGTTTTGTCCTCTTAAAATTTCAGGTGGATCGACTAAAGCATTATTTCTATTCATAATACCAAATACTCTTTCAATAAGTGGGTTTAAAAACTCTGACTGAAATCTACCAAGTGTAGGACCTAACAATCTTTGCATTAGTTCATATCTTACTTGTACTTCTGTAGCAGTCATTTGTGGTCCTTGTTGCAGTTGCAATTGGTCTGAGTAGTATGCTTGTCTAATAGCTGTTTTAAGTTCAGCTTCTTTAAATGTAGTAACCTGCATATTTGCACCAGACTGAAATGGTTTTACTGCTGCATCATTTCTGATAACTGTGATACCACCAGGTGTCATTCTTACTCTACCTATCACACCATCATCCTGCACAAGTAGTGGAGGATCTATAGCTTTTGACCATGCTTTTAGTCCTATTTCAACAGCTTTGTTTAATGTTTTTATATCTGGCAAAGCATTGTAAGATGGTGAACGCCCATATATTTCTCCTGTTGCCTTTGACCATCTAGGTACAAGATATGGAAACTCATTATACCCACCAGTTCTAACAACCATTTTTTCTTCTTCACATACATGACATGAATGAAATGGTAATTTAGTATCAGATTCACCAAAAACTCTTTCGTAATCTTCTCTTGGTTCTACTGCATGGATAAAATTAAATTTCTTGTCTGGTTTCATTGAAGCGCATTCTAAAATTTTTGGCCCAACATTATCTTCACCAAACTCTTGAACTGCTTGTCTAGCTGTAAGTTTATATTTTCTGTAAAGTGTATCTATATAACCACTAATATTTTCATGTATATAAAATTCAGATATATGTAAAGCCTGAAAATGTATTGAATCTTCCTCAAATCCTCTGTTGCCTTCTTCTACAAATAAACAACCAGTACCTATTGAGCAAAGATCTAAATATAATTCATGAACCTCTGTGTTGAAATTAGTTTGATTGAAAACATCATACATTCTTTTTGCAGAATCTTCTAAATATAACTGTACCTCTCTGTCTGCATTAATTTCTTGGTTTCTTATTTTTAAATAAAACCATTGTCTTGAAGGTGATGTAAGAGTTCCTTGTAAACTAGCAGCAAGTAAATTATTTGCTGTAATAGCTGTAGAGTCAAACAAGACCTCTGTTCTTTTATCACCACTTATTCTTTTTGTAACTATGTCAGCTTTACGAGGCATAACGTAGTCTAAGATTTCTTGCCAATGATCTTCCCAAGTTCCTCTATTAGAACTCATTTCATTGTATCGCTTTTTTATATAATCAAATTTTTCCATTAATAACCACCAAGTAATGTTCTTGATGTAGTAGCTTCTTCTTCAACACCTTGACCACCAGTTAAAATAGTTGATTGCATCCCCATAGCTTTACCAGCTATAAGTCTTTTCTTTTCTTTTGCCAATTCTGCTTCTGCTTGTTTTTCTCTTTCAAGCAATTCTGCATCAGGACCTGGTGGTAGCTTTGGCATTTTTGGTGATAATATTGGTCCTATTATTGGTATGTTACCCATTTACAATCCTCTTTCTGCATTCCATAAATTATAATATCATATAGTGTATCATCTTTTCTTACAAAATTCTTTAATAATCCCTCTTTTTTAAAACCTACACCTTCAATTAGCTTTTGACTACGTTTCTTATTTGCAAGACAGGTGGCAGTTACTCTCTGACATTTTGCTTGATTAAATATATAATCAAACATAAGTCTTATAAATTTTCTTTGCACAGCACCTGGGTACTCTGCAGCTATGTGAACATAAATATTATTACCATCATAATTACAAAAAAGAATAACACCTACTATTTGTTCTCCATCTACAAAACCAATAGTTGTATAATCATCAACTTCGATATCTGCTCTAGGCGAAATCCACTCGTAGAATTTTTCTTTTTGCAACTGATCAAAAACTGGCTCTATCATTATCCACCCAATAAAGTTTTTCTTGTTGTTGCTTCTTCTGTAATACCAGATGCACCTGTAAGCATAGTTGATCCACCATACTGTGATGCGAGTCTTTGTGCAACTGGTTGCGTTGTAGTTGGTAATTGTTCCATTAATTTTTTTGGCTCTGGAGTTTTTCTTTTCTTTTTACCCATGCCTGTAACTCCACTAATTGCTCTACCTACTACGCTACCAATTACTGATGGTATTATTGATGCTGCTCCACCCATTATTTTTTCCTCGCTGTTAGTTTAGCTCTAGCAAATGCTTTAGCTGTTGGTGCACCCTTTGCACCTTTCTTTCTCATTTTTTCTCCACGCTTTCTTTTTGCATGAATATTTGCATATAATCCTTTTCTCATTTCTTTTTCTTTCTACCTCTAAGTAAATCAGCGTCTGCTTTTCTAGCTCCACCTTTGCCTGTTACAAAACTTTTTACTCTACCCATTGCCCATTGATGTGCAGATACTTTTGGCCTAGAACCTGAACTATAGTAAGCTCCAAGGCCACGCTTATACACAGCATCTAATTTTGATTTAGAAAATTTAGAAGCACCAGATATGCCACCATACTTACCTGCTTTCTTTTTAGTTGCTGCCATTATCCTCTGCTCCTTTGCTTACTAATTCTATCCATCATAGCTGGAGTAAGTTTTCCTGCTTTGTAAAGTTTACGAGTTCTTTTTATTTCAGCCTCTCGCTTCTTTGGATTCTTTGCACCTCTGACATACTTAGTGGGGACACCACCTTTCGTCTTTGGCACTTTCTTAAATTTTCTAGCCATTATTTTTTCTTTTTCTTTTTAGCCATAATAGCTTTTTTTAAAGACGGTGGTAATGTCTTTTGTTTTTTTGTAAGACCACCTTTACCTTTCTTCATTCCTTTTCCGTAATGTCCTGGCATATTATCCTCCTATGCTCTATTAGTTTTTTTCTTCTTGTGTCTGTTGGCAAAATTTCTTGCTGCCTCAACACTACCAAAACCCCATTTTTTTAGGGCTAAGGCTTTTCTGGTTGGTCGGCCCTTACTATCTTTCATAGGGCCTTTCATACCAGCAAATCTTGCAGCGAAACTAACACGTCTAGGGTTAGTGCCTTTACTGACTGGAGGTTTTAAATTAGATCCTTCTTTCTTTTTGAAGTATCTTCTACCTGCTGCAGTAAGTCCACCAGTTTTACTTTTGTGTTCTTTCCTCATGCAAAGATATTAAACTCCGATTCAGCCTGAATGTTCATAGGCTCATAGTTTCTGATTCTTGCTTTTCGTAATGACATAACTGCATAACGCATAGCAGATATAACATCATCATGAGCTGCAACAATTTTACCATTCTTCCTATGATACATTCTTAGCTCAGTTAAAAGTTTATCTTGATTCTTAAAAATTTTCAATCTTTTTGTTTGCATTCTTGTATATATTTCCATAATACCAGCTTCAACTGAGTTACCACCTGAACCTTCTTTCTGTCCTTGTGCTGGTGGATTACTGAAATGCTCTCTTGTCATATTCACACCTTCTGACCTGTACTGCTCAGTAAGTGATTTACCAGAACCTTTGTCAGCTTGTCTGCCGTCCATAGGCCAGATCACGGGTATCCAGTTACCTCTTGATTTTATTGCACTTGCATGAATAGGCACAGCCTCTTGTCGTAGTGCATAGCTATCATAAACATATGCCACATCAGCATCTCTGTCCCATGCAATCCATACTGCTGCAGTCGGGTGATCCCAACCAAAATCTAGCCCACATATTCTTGTCCAATGATCTGGTATATCTATTGGTTCACAAACTATTTCATCTTCTGCCACAGGAAATACAAGACCAGAACCTATCTGTGGTACACCTTGCTCACGCATCTTTCTTTCGTGTGGTGGTAATGCAGCAAGGATCTGCTCTCTTACGTCTGATGTCATGTGAGGTGCATCATCCCACCCAGCTTGTAATAGTGCTTGACCAGGTCTTAGATCATTCATAAACTGTGCTACTGTTTCTGTCATGCCAGACTCAGGTGTAAATGTCATATACACTATGCCACCTCTGTCTGCAGTTCTAGTAAGTGCTTGAGTATAAATATTTGTAGGTGGTTCTTCATCTAGCCAGACCACATCTACAGCTTCACCCATCCATTTTTCTTTGCCCATTTCATATGCTTTAAATGCAAGTCTTGACCACCCACCACTAACGTGCTTAATAACTAAACTGTTCATAGCATTTGGCACAC